TTAATTTAGTAAGAGTTTTATCTGGTAAAGATAAAGATAAAGTAAAAAATATTATGGATACCCTTGGCATAGAGGGTGACTTAGAAGACCTACTACAAACAGAAGATGGTCTCCTACAACTAAATAGAATTAAGATACTACTAAAAAACTACGACGAGATATTTTTCTCTGACTTAGAATAAACTTAAGGGGGCCACTTGAAGCCCCCTTTTGTTATTCATCATCATCCTCTAACATAAAGTCTGCCCAATCATATGACTCACGTTTTATATCTCCTCTGTGAACATGACCTGGAGACCTTGATAATAGTGCAGCCATCGCTTGACCAGCTAAGTACCTACGAGATGTAAGTGCTTTGTTCTTAAGCGGTGGCTTTATTTTTTTCTGCCTGTAACTTTTGGCCTCTTCTTCAAGACTCTTTTTGTTTTTGTTCATTCAGCTTTACTCTCTCAAGATTACGGAAGTAAGCTTTGTTGAAGCCCATCTCCCACTCCCTGTTAGGTTTTGTATTGACCTTGTAAGGGTTGCCTAAGCTACCCTCCCTAAAGTCTTTTATACCTTCTTCGTATGGCCTCATTTATGTTTCTCCTCCATTGCCTCTAGCATCTTGTTTAAATACCACTCTGCTTTCTCCATATCCTGCACAGGATTACCCTTGTACATGTACCTGTGCTGATACTTAATCATATTGCCGTGGCAGTAACCTATGAACTGATCAAGAGTTAGTACCTGTTTAATGTAATCAATGCACTCTATCCCACCACTTAACTTGTAATGCGCTGGGCTATTCACTGGATCGTATTTCATTTAAACCTCTTTAGGGATTTCAAAACAGTAGTATTTTACATCAGAATTGAGTGAAGGTCTAGTGTCCATAAGTCTTTTTTTAAGTGGAGCTGCAAACTGATGACAAGCAAGCTGACTTGGAAAGAACGTATCGTGACCTTGGATCTTATACCTATCTTCAAAGAACATTATGAGCACTAGAACATACATCTTACATCTCCTTAGGTTATGTCTACCATCTCACAGACATCACCTGTACAGGCCATTGTCTGCATTGAGACTGTGTTATCTTCCTTCTCGTAGTTAGCCAGCTCACTCCAAGCAATAGCAGATGGCATAGCAGAAAGCAAGTCTTTATACTGATCCTTATCTACTTCTTGATAAGGTGCTTGTTGATAAGTGTGCTCGTTGTAAGGCAAGAAGGATACACCTGACATCTCATCAAAGTATTTGTACACAAATGCACCTACTTCAAACCACTCATCCTTACGTACATTGATTGTCACTGAGGGTTTATGCTCACACCAATGTCGTTGATACATTAGCCAAGTCTCAAGCTGCTCGATAGCTGTCATATCTTCAGTAACTACTGCCTTAGTCGGAGACTTAACAGGAAAACTAAATACTGTTGTCTGATCTGGCTTCATAACACAAGGCTCACTAGGAATACCCTGATCAGTCATAAACTGTGTTAGGGGATCTTTATTATCACCACGCACAGTACGGATATAATAGGGGCTATGGCGAGCATGTATGCCACTGGCACTATCCACCAATTGTGAGACCGTGCCCGATGGTTTGACACATGTAATTGCAGCAGCCACAGGTATACCAAGACGGTCAGCCCATTCAGCATTAGTAGAAACACAGATCCCACGAAGATGTTCAAGAGTCTTCTCCAAGCCTTTGTTCTTAATAGTCATCAAGGAGTTGTCCATTATCCCTGTAAGTGACACACCCAGCAGACGCTCCTCTTCTGTGTTCTTGTTCCACACCTTACGCAAGTATGGAAACTTGGTGTAGGTGGATTGTATGGTTCCCAGAATCGTAGCCAGTTTAACCTTACGCTCAAGATCTTCCATGCTGTCTGTCGCACGTACCACAACCTCAGTGAGATTGCAAAACTGATTCGGTCTAAGTATGATCTCACTGCACGGGTTAGTTCCGAACTCATAGTTAGGATCACGCCGACCATTCTTTTCAGCTTGCTTCTTACTTGCTTGACGATTGAATACACCACGCTCTCCACTTCCTGACTCTACCAGTGCCATCCACTCACGCATAAAGGATACAGCATCTGGCTTCTCTGTATAGCTCACAGAGTTATTAGCTAAGGCACGTTGTGGGTCATTCTCCCACCATGCACCCGACTTAGCATGACGCATACGATCATCTGACAAGTTAGACAAACTAATCATAGCTGACCTACGTACTCCACCTACGACAACTACCTCACCAATCTTACACATGATGTCATGACACTCAATGCTAGATAGCTTACGTCCCTGTGCATTCTTGAAGGTAGTAATAACAAAGTTGAACAACTCAACAAGAGGTGCTGGACCAGAGGCTCGACCACCAAAGGTCTTAAGCTTTGCACCTGCAGGACGTACCAAACCAATATCCCACTGAGGGATTTCACCAGCCCAGAGGAGAGCAAGAACTTGACGAAGAGCTTTAGCCCAACCTTCCTTACTGTCTTTGACAACGATGGTAGTCTCACTGTAGAACAACTCAGGGATCTCAGGCAACTTACTAACAAACTGCCGCTCGACACTGAAGCCGACACCAGTACCACACAAGAGGATAAACATAGCCTCATCGAAGGACTTAGGGTCATCTACGGGTAGGTAGCTACAATTATACATACAAGTGTTGTCACGGTTAGCAGCTGGACCTGCAGTCATCATGGCTCTCATAGAAGGCATGACTTCTAAGCTAAGAATAGCTTGTTCAAGGTCATGTGCAACATTAAAATTATCTTCATTACTCCCACTGTCTACTACAGGTTCAACTACATTATTCATGTAGCGATTTACCGTTTCATCCCAGGCTTCTCTTCGTCCTTCATCATCAAGCCATCGTGCATACCGTGAAGTATGAATAAAGGATTGATAGTCTGTTGGTAGGTAGTTGCTCATCTATTATCTCCGCTTCCCTTTAGTACACCACGCTGCTCTCTATCATCTAGCTTTGCCATGTTCATCTCCATAACCTTACGTAGATTACCACCGAAGATGTTTGCCAAGGCTGTTGTGTAGAACAACACATCACCTAACTCTTTCAATATATCCTCATCACTGAATCTGTTCTTGTCACGAAAGAGCTTCTTTACTTTCTCAGATACCTCACCTGCTTCACCTGACAGACCTAGAGTATTTTCTACAAGGCGATCACGCCCCTTAGTAAGTATCTTGTCCTCTACAAACTGGCTGTAAAAACGGACTGGATCTTTCTCATAGTCTGGACTGTTCTGAAACATATCAAAATATCCAAATGCTTCTAGATCACTTCGATTGATCATCCTTATCACCTTCTAATGATTGACGTAGCTCATTTGTTTTCATCTCTTGAATTGCACTTACACATTGCAGCATGTGATTTAACAGGGTTGAAGAGTTAGACCCAAGGTTAAGGATGTTGACCATCTCTTTTTGAGTGTCAGTAAGATCTTCAATCTCGTATTCTTTTTCATCTAGTGTTAGTTTAGTCATGTCTGGTTACCTCACATTCAGTTATAGTTATATCGTCTATGTCATACAGGGCGTACTCAATTAGCTCTTTGAGTACCCCAGAGTTATCCCCAGAAATCTCCAGGAAATTAGCATCTTTATCTACGAGTATTGCTAGGTGGACTTCGTAGTTCATTTGGAAACCCCTAGTTATACAGATTCTTGACTGTCGGTCAAGCTATTTAATGTTACTAGTTCAGCTTCTTTGTAGGGTATGTGAAAGAACTTCTCACCCTTCATGATGTATCTACCCTTAGCTTCACGGATAGTATTATCAGTCATCTGAGATCCTCGTATCTTCCAGCAAGCAGTCAAGTCATTATTAAACACAAAGAAGTTTACGTTGTGCTCATACTTCTTAAGCAGCCGTGTCTTACGCTCTGGGATTCTAATCTCAGTCCAATCCTCAGGCCAGTCTTCCTTCCAACCTCGCTTAACTTCTGCTTCACTGTAGTAGGTGATACCCTTTCGGACTGACTCTACGTCAGCGTAGTAGTTCTCCTTTACAGAAGAGATCTCATGACCCTGATGCTGTAGTATCTCAATCAGTTTTACTTTAGCAGGGTTGTCAAAGCGATCATATAAGTGTGGTTCAAAAGGCTTTCTAACGGCCATGTCTATTCTCCTAGTGTTCTTCGTCTATTTCAAGCGGCTGGATACTGGTTCTAAAATGTTTCTGCCATTCGTGTATCTGCGCAAGGTCTTCAAACCAAAAGTTTACTTCTTCCATCTCACCATCTATCTCTGTTTTACAGACGACAAAATAATTACAACCTTCTGGGAAGTCTTCATCATCAGGCGCTTCATCTACTGATATTGGCCCCACTGATATATCCCATATTTTTACTGTCATGTTTTCCAATTCCTTAATAGGTCTATGTAGTGATCAAGACCAACCATTACTACCCACGGTTTTCTGTCTGATCTAAAGAACACTACAGGCTCATGCTTTGAATGTCTAGAGGCTTGTTCCATAAAACGATAGACAGTCTTAAGTTCTGCCTTACGCCTCTTCACCTCGACAGATAGAGGTAACTTCTTCCTAGCTGCGGGAGATAGCTGGATGTCAGCCCCTGATTCCCCCATCGTAGTAGACTTAATATCATCTGGCTCGAACTCAGGGAAGGCTTCAAGTAGCCTATCCCTAATCTCTTGCTGACCTAAGCGGCCTTTCTGCTTGGC